GTGGAGAACCGTACTCTTCCAAGACCGTCTGTCGGCACTGCTGACTTTGACCGTGAAACCGTTGCAAGCGCTCCGGAATATCGCAGCGGCTATCTCAAAAGGTTGCAAGGAAAACCACTAACTGAAATTGAGCAGCGCGCTTTGACAACCGGCATCGGCTCTGCAGGTGCGGCTGTTCCTACCACTACCCTCGACATGGTGCTCGTTAAACTTCGCCAGTTTTCAATCCTTTATCCCCTCATTAAAGTTTCATTTATTCCCGGCAACCTGAATCTCGTTGTTCAGAATGCGCTGAACTCGGCATCGTGGAAAGCAGAAGGTGCACCGGGGACACCCGTTGACGACACTGTCAACACCGTTAACCTTACCGGCTTTGAACTAATTAAACTCGTTCAGATTTCAGCAGCAGCCGACTCCATGACCATTGACGCGTTCGAGGAATACATAGCCTCCGAACTTGCACGCCAGATGTCAATCGCCATCGAAAGTGCCATCGTAAACGGTACCGGTGCAGGGCAAGCCACCGGAATCATTCCAGGTGTGGTATGGGATGCCTCAAATAGCAACACCTATTCCAAAACAGAGGGCATTGGATATGACGATCTTGTCGGTGGGCGTGCACTGCTCGGTCCGTTATACCGTAAAAACGCAATTTGGGTATTCAACAGTGCTGCGGAAGCGCAGGTCATGCTCATCAAAGACAATTACGGCAGGCCTATCTTCACCGCAGACCCAGCAGGCGGATTCCCTGGAAAAATCCTCGGCAATTCGTACATTGTCAATGACTACGTTCCTGTCGACACTTTCCTCTTCGGCTGCTTTGACTATTATTATATGAATTTTTCGAAGTCACCCACTATTGATGTGTCCAGAGAGGCGGCATTCACCAGCGGCATGCTGACATATCGAAGCCTCACGGTAGCAGACGGAAAACCGGCATTATCAGAAGCCTTCGCAAAACTTACTCGCGCAACAGCTTAATCATTGTTCCTATTTATATGGAGATTAACATCAAATTTAATGGGAATTTATTTTGCACATAGGCAAAAAGGGTGTCCTTCCGGGTCGTACATTGTAACCCATTCAGTGCCATATTGGTTTTCCGCTTTGACTGCGCCAATGGCTTCCGCTTGCTTTACAGCAGCCGGCAAATCATCAACCTGAAAATCGAAGTGCATTTGCTTTTGCTGTTTTCCGGGCTGTTCCGGCCACACAGGTTTTATATAATCGTAATCATCTGCTGGCATAAACAAGAAAACGATCCCGCTTTGACTTCGCACCGCCGGGCAGCCGTATATTTCGAGCTTTTCCCAGCCAAGTAGCTCGACGTAAAAATTCTGAAGTTGCTGAGCATCTTTACAGTCAATCGCAACGTTACCCAAACAAGCACCTTTAATCATAAGAGACACCTCACAATATTATTTTTTTGTTTCTATCGTAACCTGTTAACTTGTTTTTGTCAATCTCAGTAGCGAGGGTCAGTAATGAGTTTTAGAAAAACTTACGTCTTTATAAATGAGGTGAAAAACAATGGCTCTGCTTGATGATGTGAAAGCCGTACTCCGTGTAAGCGATGACAACAAGGACACCGAAATCAGTGATCTTATAGCAGCGGCGCAGACAGATCTGGCGCTCGCGGGTGTGACCTCAAGCATGACGACGCTCGACCCGCCCGACCCCCTCATCAAGCGAGCCATTGTTCTATACGCCAAAGCAAACTACGGCTGGGATAACCAAGAAGCTCCACGATTTCAAAGTTGCTATGAACTTCTAAAAATGTCACTCACGCTTTCGGGTGATTACACGGAGGAAACACAATGAGAGTAGACCGTGATAAAAAAATCACCATAACTCAAATTCCACTCACAGACCCAACCAAACAAAATGAATACGGAGAGCCGGACCCGGCAAAAGAGCAAACCGTGGTGGAAAATGTATGGGCGTCAATATCCCCGATATTAGGCAAGGAATATTTTCAAGCCGAGGAGATACAATCGAAAACTACTACTAAAATTGAGCTAGACTATTTTTCAGGCATCACTCGGAGTATGACAGTGCTTTATGGCAGCCGGATGTTTGAAATTTTATCTGTAATTGATATCAAGGAAATGCACCGGACGCTTCAACTTATGTGTAAGGAGATTGATCCTTGAATGAAAAAATACGAGGTCTGAAAGTTGATATTCTCGGTTCTGACGAGGTGGCACTGCTATTTAAAAATATTGACATGATAAGTGAACAGGTGCTTGATGAAGCCGCACTTGCAGGTGCGAACATCGTCAAGTCAGACGCCAAAAATCGAGCGCCGGTTGACAGCGGCGATCTAAAGAACTCCATCGACATACTCCGAAAAGAGAGGTCGAAGAACCCCAAGAAAAAAGCGGCCTATCAGATAGGCCCGCGATACAAGTCCAAGAAAAACCCAGACGGTGTGAATTACGGGCTTTGTGTCGAATTTGGTCACAAAACAGCATCGGGTGGAACTGTGCCGCCACATCCATACCTGCGCCCGGCGGTGGATAATAATCGTTCAGCGGTAATGAGTGCAGTTTTAAAGAAATTCTATGACGCAATCGGGAGGCTGTGATGGTTGAAAAGTATTTGAAAGCCCAAGTGTGTACCATCGTGCCGGAACTCGCAGGAGCGGTTTTTCCTAGTGTTGCACCGCAGAAAACTCCGCTGCCTTACGGCGTATATAACTGCACCGGGAGTTCGATGAATACCACGTTAATCGGCGGCAGTACACTGTTCACCGAGACAATCCAATTGGATATTTACGCCGCCACATATGCGCAAGCAAAAGGATACTTTGATACTTTACGCATCGCACTTCTAGACTTTAGCGGTGATATGTCCGGTTTCCCTATCAAATGGGTAAAGGTGGTTAGCGGAATGGATGGCTACGAACCGGAGGTACTGGAGCAAAAAGCCACGCTCGAATTTGAAATATTTTATTGAGGAAGTGATAAGTTATGCCCAACCTTTCTTACGGAACGTTCCTGCAAATTGCCGGTGTTAACAGCGTTGCGGGATTGCAGGAAATACAGGGTCTCGACATAAAGACCAACACCATCGAAACAACAACGCTTACCAGCAATGCAATGTACAAGGAATTTATTGCCGGATTTAAAGAAGTATCTGATCTTACACTAACCGGTTTCTTTCAACCCGACGATACAAATGGCCAGATGCAAATGTGGAATCTTCTCGGCAGCGGAGCGGTAACGGCGTTCACAATTGTATTTCCTTTCGGCGCGAGCTGGTCTTTTAACGGCATTGTGACAGGATTTAAGACAGACGCAAAGCAAGGCGACAGTGTTCCTTTTGACGGCACAATCAAAATCACCGGAGCACCGTCACTGAACGTGACACCATCATCCGGCCTTTCTGCTCTGACATGCTCAGCGGGCGCGCTTACGCCAACTTTTGCAGCAAGCACCTACGAATATGACGTTACAGCGGCAACCGGGACAGTCACCGTTACGCCGACAGCGACAGGCACAATCACGGTTAACGGGCAGGGTGTCACATCCGGGTCGGCTTCTCAGTCAATAACTATAGCGAGCGCTGCCGTCACAAATATAACTATCACCGAAACGGACGCGGGAAAAGTGCAAAAGACATATACAATTCACGTTGCGCATGCGTAATGAGGGAGGAATTTGTTAATGACGCAGGTAAAACTTGATAAACCCCGTAATTTAAAGCTCGGATTCAAGGCCATGATGACTATTGAAAAAGAGCTTCACCGGCCGCTCGGCAAGGTTGATTTTAAAAATATCACGTTCGAGCAAATCGCAATAATCGCTTATGGCGCACTCACCCACGAGGACCGAAAGCTCACACTTGAGAGAGTGGTGGATATTCTCGATGATTGCACCGAGGAACAAGTCACTGACCTTATGAACAAAATTGGTGAGGAAATGGGTGAATCATTCGGAAAAAACCCGCAGCGGGCAGAGCTTACAAAAGTCGCGAAGTAAAAACCATAGCAGACCAGTTACGCGATTATTTAATGCTCTCTGCCCGCATCGGTATCACCACGGAGCAGTTCTACAGTATGACGCCGTTTGAGCTGTCATGCTACACCGAAGTATACAACGACAAGCAAGACGAACAACGGCAACAGGTAATCATTCAGTCATATATGACAGCGGCGCTGGCGCGAGCCGACAAAATGCCCTCGCTCCAGACCTTGCTTGACACGAAATCTACGGACAATGACACGAATGTTATAGACGAAAACGTGCTGCTTGAGGAATTACGACGGATGAATGCTGCGGCGGGAGGTGTAGAAATTGTCCCTGATTAGAAACATTGTGGTTAAGGTCGGCGCGGATATATCGGGACTTTCGAGCGGCATGTCAAAAGCGCAAGCCGATATGAAAGAAAACATCAACGGTATGCTCGATACCGTGAAAACTCTCGCGCTTGCCGGAGCAGCATCATTTACAGCACTTGCCGTAGCAGGTGTGTCGGCGGCCAGTAGTCTTAACGAAACCCAGAATATCATCAATACCACTTTTGGCAAAAGTTCCGCCCAGATTGACGCGTGGGCGCAAAACGCCTCCGCCGCTTATGGGATGAACGAATCTTCGGCGCTGAAATATGTCGGCACGATGGGCGCTATGTTCAACGGCATGGGTGTGACAACCACCCAAGCGCAGCAAATGTCTGAAAGCATAACTGGACTTGCCGGTGATATGGCGTCGTTTTATAACATGAGTACCGATGACGCCTTTTCAAAATTGCAAGCTGGAATTGCGGGACAGACAAAGCCACTCCGTGATCTCGGCATCAATATGTCGACTGCAAACTTACAAGCATATGCACTTTCACAGGGCATCACAACCGCGTACTCGAAAATGGATCAAGGACAGCAGACCATGCTCCGATACAATTATCTTATACAGGCAACGAATCTCTCACAGGGCGACTTTGCGCGAACAAGCGGGAGTTATGCAAATCAAATGCGTGTCTTTCAGGCTAACATGGAGGACATGACTGTCGCCCTAGGTCAAGCGGTCATACCGATTATTCAAGCGGCGCTGCCGTGGATTAATATGTTTATGCAAGCAGTTGTTAACGCCGCGACCGTGTTTACCAAATGGGTGGATAGTATGCTCGGTCTAAAGTACCAAGCAACGACAGCAGCGGCGGCTTCAACCTCCCTCGCAGATGCCCAGAACAACGTAGCCACTGGGATAAACAACGTCACTGCAGCCGCGACCGCTGCAAAAAAGGCTGTAAGCGGTATAGACGAATTAAATATTTTACAGAAAAACACTACAGCAAGCGGAACAGGTGCAGGAATAGGTGCAGATGAAACTCCCAGCGTACCTACACCGGGTGCCGGATCTGCAACACCAACGGCAATGAACGTCAATGTCGGTATTGTTGGTATTGTTGGTGCAGGTGCGATTAAGGCATTCAAGTCGGCGATGGCTGATGCATGGCAGTGGGTTGTCAAGTACCAAGATGGCATAAAAGCGGTCGCAAGTGTCATTGGTGTATTCTTTTTACCTGCACTGCTCAAATCCATTTCTGCGGTCGGAGTGGACGGTATCAAAGCCTTTGCTGGTGGAGTGAAAGCGATTATTCAATACGGTGCGGCAGGCTGGGAATCCGTTGCAAGCACGATGGCAAATGTTGAAGCTTGGGTGGTTGAAAAGGCAACCCTGCTCGAAGATATCTCATTCAAAATTGAGGACAAAGTTCAAACTCTGGCGACGGCTGCGGCTCATTACGTCATGAGCGGCGCGCTGTGGGAAGATGTGACGGCATGGATAGCCGCAAAAGTGCAGCTTGTAGCCTCAACCGCCGCGACCATAGGGCAGAAAGCCGCCACGCTTGCATCGGCAGCAGCCGCCAAGGTAGCAGCCGCCGCGCAATGGCTTCTAAACGCAGCTATGGAAGCAAACCCAATTGGCATAGTCATTGTGGCAATAGTCGCCTTAGTCGCTATCTTCGTGACATTGTGGAACACAAACAAGGGATTCCGCGACTTCTGGATTAGCGCGTGGGATGACATGAAAAAATCATGGAACAGCTTCTCCAGCATGATTACATCAGTGTGGAAAACCACCCTCGCGCCATTCGGAGACTTTCTCAAGGATTTATTTGTGACAAAACTCCAGAATATCGTAAGTACAGTTAAAGGAATCATCAGCAGCGTGAAAGACATTTTTAATGGTCTCGTGGATTTCTTCACCGGTGTATTTACAGGCAATTGGAAAAAGGCGTTTCAAGGTATAAGCGAAGTGACCGGTGGTGTGTTTAGCGGCATCGGAACACTTATAAAAGCGCCGCTGAATACTGTGATTGACGGTATCAACACCATGCTCGCTGGCGTGAATGGCATAGCAAGTATCGCGAGCAAAATACCCGGACTTTCCTTCCTAAAAGGCGTGGCTATTCCACAAATACCGAAGCTCGCACAAGGTGGCATCATCGACAAGCCAACTGTCGCAATGATTGGTGAAGCGGGCACAGAAGCGGTAGTACCGCTTAAAAATACCGGATTCATAAACACGCTGGCTACAGCAGTGGCGAGCGCTGTGCAGGGCGGCGGCAAATCAGGAAGCAATGGTGATATCAACGTAACGATGCAGATAGACGGAAACGTATTCGGTAAACTGTGTGTCAAAGCAATCAACGGTCAGACCCGGAAACTCGGTGTTAATCCCCTGTATATTTAAATGGGAAGGTGATGGTGTGAGATATGTCGGTTTTAGTAATTAACGGTGTGACCATCAGTCCAGACCCTAATCAGTTTCAATGGGTACTCACTGACCTATCGTCGGATAACAGTGGGAGAAGCGCTAACGGTACCATGATGAAAGACCGCATCGCTCAAAAGGTGAAAATATCTCCACAGTGGGCATTTTTGACACAGGCACAAGCATCAACGCTCCTGCAAGCTTTAAATGCAAATATCTTCTTCACCGTGACCTATCCCGACCCACTGCAAGGTACAACGGTGACGAACACCTTTTATGTGGGCGACCGCACCGTGCCTATGTTTTCATACCAAAACGGCGTAGCAGGTTGGGAAAATATCGCGTTTGATTTGATTCAAGAATGATGGAGGTGGCCTAATTGTATAGCGTATCAAGCAATTTTCTAACAGCAATCCAGAAAAGCGGGCGCTTACTCAAGTCACAGGCCACCGTAACCAAAACCGGATATACCACTTTAAACCTCGACGATTCGAGCATTATGTCAATCACACAAATGGCAACGACCATCAGCGGCGAGGACTTCGAGATTGGAAGCACCTGTGCATCTGAACTCGATTTAGAGATCAATAATATAAGCGGTAGCTATTCATCGGCAGCATTTCAAGGTGCGACGGTAACTGCCTCCATTGGTGTGCAGCGTTCCGACCTCACTTACGAGTATTGCCCGCTTGGTGTATTTTATGTCGACAGCGTCAATAAGACCGAAACCAGTATCCAAATAAAGTGTTATGACGCGATTGTCCTTATGGAAACGTTGTATGTGTCGACATTAACGTACCCTGCTACGCTACTCCAAATTGCGCAGGACATCGCCACCAAAGCGGGATTGACGCTCGCAAATATCACTTTCCCCAACGCATCGTTCAGCGTTGCAACGAAACCGAATCTCGCTGGCGTGACCTTGCGGTCAGCAATCTCATGGGTAGCCGAAGCCGCCGGGTGCTTTGTGCGTATAGACCGCAGCGGAAAGCTCGACATCAACTTTTATGCCAGTTCTGGACAGAGCATCACGGCACAAAATTACTTCACCTTATTACACGACGATTTAAGCCGCGCTGCCATCACACAGGTGGTTATTCAGCAAGCCAGCGGCGGTGCGAGCGTCAGCCAAGGTACGGCAGGCAATACCTACACCATAACTGGCAACCCTCTCCTTGTGAATAATCCAAGCGGCGCACTTACGGCTATATATAACCAGTTGCACAACTTCACCTACATGCCATTTAACGCCGACTGGCAAGGTAATCCGGCGTTCATGGCAGGTGATGCAATCACAATCACGGACAGGAATAACAACAGCTACTCGACCATTTTGACCGAGTGTGACATCACCTATGAGGGCGGCTTAAAAGGAACGGCAGCGGCGCTTAGTTTGACGTCACAGGCTCAAACATTCCAGACCAGCACGGCGGTGGCTGATGCGGTAAATTCAGTGGTGGTAGGTCAGCAGACCATCAATAATTTACTCGCCGGAAACATCACCGCGATGAATATCGCAGCAGGCAGCTTGACAGCAGACCGACTGCAAGCCGGAACTATTACAGCCAGCTCCGGTGTTATTGCAAACGCAGCCATTGGTACGGCGCAGATTGTGACCGGCTCCATTACCAATGCACTAATTGGTATGGCAGCCATCGGTTCAGCAAATATTCAAAACGGAGCAATCACCAACGCACTGATCGGTAGTGCCGTCATTGGCACGGCGAACATTCAGACCGCAGCCATCACCAATGCGCTCATCGGCAGCGCGGCAATCGCAACGGCAAACATTCAGAACGGAGCTATCACTAGCGCCCAAATTGCCAACGCTACCATAGGCTCGGCGCAGATCGCAAATGCAACAATAACTAGCGCCCAAATTGCCAACGGTGCTATTGGCACTGCACAGATAGCCAATGGAGCTATAACAACCGCGCTGATTGCGAATGCTGCCATCACCAGTACCCAGATAGCCAGTGCGAGCATTACAAGCGCAAATATTGCATCTTTGAGTGCGACTCTTATCACAACGGGAACGCTGAACTGCTCCAACCTCACTGTCACGAACTTAAACTGCGCGAGTTTGACCGTTGGAACGATTAACGGAGCGCAGATAACGCCCGGAGCAATCGGGGCGACCCAGCTTGCAACTACCATTAATAACGTCATTTCCACTGCCCAGACTACCGCAAATGGCAAGAATACGGCGTTTTACACCTCGTCCACACCAACAGCCACCGCAGTAAATGACCTATGGTTTAACACTGCGAACGGATACCAGCTAAGTGTGTGGAACGGCACATCGTGGGTGGTTAGTAAATTCGGTAATTTAGCCGTTCAGAATCTTGATGCCGCCACAATCACTACAGGCTCATTGGCAGCAGCGCGAATCGCGGCAGGAACAATCACCGCGACCATGATAGCTGCGAATACCATAACGGCCAGCCAGATTGCAGCCGGCACAATTACTGGCACACAGATTGCAGCGACAACTATAACCGCCTCCAATATTGTCACAAACAGCATCACGGCGGCTCAATTAGCAGCCAATACAATAACTGCAAACCAAATTGCTGCAAATACCATCACGGCGGGACAGATTGCCGCAGGCACAATCACGGCCACTCAAATAGCCGCAGGTACGATCACCGGCACCCAAATCGCGGCCAACAGCATTACGTCTGACAAAATCAATGTGACGAACCTCTATGCGCAGCGAATCGAAGCGCCGGATAACAAATTTTATGCCACCGTTTCAACATTTAGCAGCTACATGAACGGCGGTGGCACCTACTCCTATGATGCATTGCAGATTTATGATGTGACTGCAAACGATAGTGTGTATATAACACCGCAGGGATTAAATTTCACCGGCACCTATGACATATACAGCGGCACAACATGGGCGTCTCCATTTTTGGGTGTAGACCTCAACTTTTATCAAAACAATAGTTATCCCGGCACGGCAGGATATAACGGATTCCAGTTCAACGCCTACGGTGGGCAGGACGGCTCTGCGTATGTTTACTCGACCATTCTCACAGTTGACGGAGTCGGTGGAATGACAGCCACAACCTCGGCCCACGGTACGACGCAAACACTCACATTTACACCGAGCGGCGGCCTCGCATTATCCGGGAAGGTTACAGCATTAGCGGAAAGCCACTTCTCAAACGGCACATTCACGGACCCGGCGTCTGGTACGACATGCGGAGCGAAAGTATCGGGAAACTTCGCAGCAGGCGGGGTAATTACACCCGGACAGATATACTGCCCCGGTACGACGTATCCGCACATTTACGGTAATGGTACATATCTGGTTTTAAACCTTTCCAACGAAACCACCTCGGGCAACGGCGTCGTTATAGGCGGCGGTGTGTTTAGGTCTCAAGGCGACGCAGTGGTCAACTTGGGCGCTTCCAATCATAGATGGGCAACAATTTACGCCTCGACCGGCACGATTAACACCTCTGACAGAACCCAGAAAAACACCATTAAAGAGCTGGACAACGCCAAAGCTTTGGACTTTATACTGGCGCTAAATCCTGTATCTTACAAATATAACGCAGGTACAAGCGGCAGAACCCACTATGGTATGGTAGCGCAAGATGTAGAGGATGAAATGACCGCGCTCGGCATGACATCGCTTGATTTTGCAGGTTTTATCAAAACTCCAACCGAGGAGGGCGGATATATTTATGGTTTACGCTACGAAGAATTTATTTCCCCGCTGATTAAGACAGTGCAGTACCTATATGAAAAAGTGAAACAATTTGAAGGGAGAACAGCACGATGACAGTAAACGAAGTTATCAATCTCAATTCGCAGATTATCGTTACCGAAACCGGCACCGACGGAACTACCAGTAACATTCCAATCATCAATCTTTATGCAACCTTTGATGGTACAAATATGGGTGCAAATATAAGCATAAGCACCATAGATGTCACAAGGGCGACCAACGCCGATTATGCATCCACAATCAAAGACCAGTACACTCAGTTCATGGCGGCGGTTTCCGACAAGGCGACAAGCATCGGATTAGTAGTGTTCACAGCTTAATTTTTAGAAAGAGTGGTGTGTTTCATGTTTGATTTACTCGTCGCGGAATTTAAGGACAAGTTAGTTGCAGACATCAATGGAAGCCAGCTCCCCTCAACCGCCATCGCGTATGTGCTTCAAGACATGCAACAGCAGATATCCCAACTCGTCCAACAGCAAGTGCAAGTGCAACGAGAAAAGCGTGATGCAGAGGGAAAGGAGGTGATCCTAACAAATCTACCAGCAGCACAAGATGGTATCACAAAGGAAGATTAATCAAAAACGAACGGAGGAAAATATATGTCAATGCAAACAGATTTTATTAACCTCGTAAAAGCAGGTGCACAGGAGTCCCAGAAAAAGTACGGTATTCTGGCAAGCCTTACAATTGCACAGGCCGCCGATGAAAGCGGCTGGGGCGAACATGTAATCGCCAACAACTTATTCGGAATCAAGGCTAACGGTTCTACCGGACCTTGTGTTACGGTAGGCACAAAGGAATTCGCAAATGGCGAATACATCAACACAACCGCAACGTTCAGGGCGTACCCCTCCCTCTCCGCGAGCATTGAGGATCATGCGAGCTTTATCGCCGCTAATGCCCGGTACAAGAACATCCTGCACGTTACGGACACTCAAAAAGCCTGCGAGCTTATCCAGCAGGACGGATATGCTACCGACCCAGACTATGCAACGAAGCTATACGACATTATACAAGAGTACAAGTTGACGCAGTACGACACACCCGCCCCAGCTACAGCACCCGTGGCAGCCAAGCACACCGAAGAGGTAAAGCAAGGCACGTTCTTCATTCGCAGCACAACGAACCCACTGGGCGGCATCGTTGGCACAGCAAAAAGTGGACAGACATTCATCACAACTGTTCTTGCAAGCGGTTGGCGGCAGATCAGCTACAACGGCAGAACGGCCTACATAGGGCCTGCCGCATTTAAATAAGCCCGGAAGGTAGAAATAATAATGGAAAGTGAAATGAACCAGACGTGTAAAGATCGTTTTGACAAAATCGATGAGCGGCTGGACAAGGGCGATGATGAGTTTAAAAATCATGGCGAAAAGCTAGTCGAGCTGAAAACGGACATGGCGTATTTGACGAAATCCCTCGATGGTGTCACCAAAGCACTGTGGGCAGTCGCTTTTTCGATTGCAATGACGCTGCTTGGCTTTTTCATTTGGTACATTGAGAATATGAAAAAATAAGGCGGATCAGAAGGTTCGCCACATAAGGAACGGAGATATATACTATGAACCAAATTTACAGTAACCTTTTATACACAGTGATAACGGCAGGCGTACCCTGCTTGGTTGGTGGCCTGTTTGCTGCTGTAAATCATTTTATTGGCACCCAAAAGACAGCAAAGATTATAAATACCCTTCAGACCAAGAGTCATCTAGCAAGTGAAGCTGTACTTTTTGTAGAAGACGCATTCAACGAGCTTGGCGGACCGCAGAAACTCGAAAGTGCCAAGACAAACCTTATCGGGCGGCTTAATGGCTGCGGAGTACCCATCACTTCGGACGAAGCCGACACGCTTATAAGGGCAGCTTATCAGTCCGCAAAGAGTACATTATCAGCCAATGTGGAAAAAGCAATAGCTGCATAGGAATAGCATATTAACAGTTCAGAAACTTAAAATTCCATAACACGAGGTAAAAAGCCCGCAGAGCATTCATTAATTTGATATGCTCTGCGGGCTTTTTTCTGTTTTCGGGGGGTTCGACTCCCACCGGTTTTCCGCATATCGGTGGGAGGTGACCGATTATGACACGAACACAAAAAGAATCGATTCGTTCTTTACGCTCGGAGGGCCATGGATATGCATCGATTGCGAATACTCTCGGCATTTCTGTCAACACGGTTAAAAGCTATTGTAGGAGAAATAACCTGTCATGTATTCAGGAGTCAGTTCAGAACACCGGAAAAGAAGCTCTCTCTTTATCATACTGCCAGAACTGCGGCAAACCGCTTCCGGTGGCAGCCAAGGCGAAACCGCGCCGTTTTTGTTCGGACACATGCCGTTTGGTGTGGTGGAACAGCCACCAAGACACCGTCAAGAAAAAGGCTGTTTATCATCTGATATGTACCACATGTAGCAAGCCATTTGACAGTTACGGCAATAAGAACCGCCGCTATTGCTGCCATGCCTGCTATATCTCCGACCGATTCGGAAAGGCGGGTGAAATAGAATGACAAAGGAACAATTTGACCACGAAATTCTTTATCAGGCTAGCATCTCGCCTTTCCGCCGAATGCTTGAAAGCAAGATTATTTCAGAAAAAGAATATGCCGTAATTGATACAATACTGCGTAGAAAATATGGTCCCATCTTTGTCGGATATATCTCGCCGGAAACCGTTGATACAATCGCGAAACAGAGGTAATATACAAGACTGAGGAGGGCTGACTATGCAAAGAACCGTTACAGATATCACGCCTCAGCTGCTGCAGGGCGTTTCAAAAAAGCGTGTCGCCGCTTATGCGAGAGTATCAAGCGGAAAGGATGCTATGCTGCATTCGCTTGCTTCACAGATTGACTACTATGGTAGTTACATACGAAAAAATCTTAACTGGAAATTTGTGGAGGTATATTCGGATGAAGCTGTCACAGGAACCAAGGGCAGCAGAGAAAATTTCGATAGGATGCTCGACGATTGCCGGGCGGGTCTTATTGATATGGTCATTACAAAGTCCATTTCACGCTTTGCCAGAAATACGGTGGTTCTGCTGAATGCGGTGCGTGAATTGAAGTTGTTGGGAGTAGATGTTTATTTCGAAGAACAAAATATCCATTCCATTAGCAGTGATGGAGAACTGATGTTGACAATCATGGCGTCATTTGCGCAGGCGGAGAGCCTTTCCTGCAGTGATAACTGCAAATGGCGCATCAGAAATGATTTCAAAGACGGCATTCCGAGCAATCTTAGGATTTACGGTTACGATTGTGCTAACAGACAATTGACGATTAACCCTGCCGAAGCTGAGGTTGTGCGTATGATTTACGCCGACTTTTTGAATGGTATGGGCAAAAACGCCATTGTGCGTAAACTGACGGCTATGGAAACACCAACAAAGAACGGACGTCGGTGGTCGGAAAGCACAATCAGCAAAATGCTGCAGAATGAAAAATACACCGGCAATATGCTTCTGCAAAAGACTTTTTCTGAAAATCACCTTTCAAAGACGACACGGATAAACAAAGGTGAGTTGCCGATGTACTACACGAAAGGAACGCATGAACTCATCATTGAACAGAGTCTTTTTGACAAGGTTCAGACTGAGCTTTCCTTGCGCGCAAATAAATTTGTGCCCACACCGAATACGCCATTATACTCCGAATTTACAGGAAAAATCCACTGTGGTAT